TCCAAGAGATCATGCATGATGATTTGAACGGAAAAAAAGAAAATCTTCAGGAATGAGGGTATAAATAAAGTCAGAAAACTCTAGTCAAAATGGCAAATCGGAGGATATCTAGAGCATTTAAGGATATTAGTTTATCATTTGATCCACATCCTATTACTGGTGACCTACGTGTTCTCAAAAATGAGGCAGCGATACGTAGGTCTGTGAGAAATATTGTCCAAACGATACCTACCGAAAAGTTTTTTAATCCATTATTTGGATCTGATATCAGAGGAAGTTTATTTGACTTCGTTGACTTTGGTACTGCCTCTGTGATTGCTGATCAAATTCAAACTTCAATTGAAAATTTCGAACCAAGAGTCGATAATTTAGAAATTCAAGTATTTCCTAGACCGGATAGAAATGAATTTGAAGTAAATGTCATTTTTGACATCATTGGACAGGAGTTTCCGACACAAGAATATTCGTTCCTATTAGAGGCAACCAGATAATATGCCTTTTACAAAATTTACAGATCTAGATTTCGATCAAATAAAAGAGTCAATAAAGAGTTATCTTCGTGCAAATTCAGATTTTTCTGGGTTTGACTTTGAAGGTTCTAACTTTTCTGTATTGCTCGATACTCTAGCATACAACACTTATATAACTGCATTCAACTCTAACATGGTTGTTAATGAGTCCTTCTTGGACTCTGCAACCCTCCGTGAGAACGTTGTATCCCTTGCTAGGAACATTGGGTATGTACCGAGTTCTAGAACTGCTGCAAAGGCATCTGTAACCTTTACAGTAAGTGCACAGGGAACAACCACACCAACATTTGTATTAAAGAGAGGATTGGTTACCGTTGCTGATATAAGTGACACTGCATATACATTCTCAATAATAGAAGATGTTCAGTTACCAACTACAGTAACTGATTTTGTTGTTGGTGGTGTTGATATTAAACAAAGAACGGCAACGTTTAGTAACTTAGAAATATTAGAAGGGACATATATTACCAAAAAATTTACCGTAGATGCTTCATTGGATCAAAGATTTATTCTGAATAATTCTTTCATTGATACATCAACCATGAAAGTATATGTGAAAAAAGAAAATGAGAATGGTCTGGGAGTAGAATATAAGTTAATTGATAATATTACTGATGCTACTTCGACTTCATATACTTATTTGATTCAGGAAGTTCAGGACGAAAAATATGAACTTCTGTTCGGTGATGGATTAATTGGTAGAAAACTTGAGACAGGTGAGATTATAACCATAAATTATGTGACGACAAGTGGTAAGGAAGGAAACGGTGCAAAAGCATTTTCTTTTGCCGGTCAAATAGTTGATTCTGATGGAAATAACCTTTCAACACAACCTTTTACAATAACAACAAATAATGCATCACGTAATGGTGGTGAAATTGAAGATTTAAATTCAATTAAGTATTTTGCTCCCAGAACTTATTCATCACAGAATAGGGCAGTTACTGGACGTGACTATGAATCAATCATAAAAAGAATTTACTCAGATACTGATTCTGTATCAATTGTTGGTGGTGAAGAGTTAGATCCACCACAATTTGGTACAGTTCAGATTTCAATTAAACCAAAGAATGGTTTCCTTGTATCAGATTTTAATAAATCAAGAATCTTATCTGAATTGAAGCAGTATTCAATTTCAGGTATTAATCAAAAAATCGTAGATCTTAAACTTCTGTATGTTGAACTTGATTCTTTTGTTTATTATAATGACTCTATGGTCACCACACCGGATAGTTTAAAGACAAAAGTATCCCAATCACTTACAAATTACTCAAAGTCTGCCGATCTCAATAAGTTTGGTGGAAGGTTTAGATATAGTAAAGCACTAAAAACAATTGACAGTACTGATACTGCAATTACGTCAAATATATCTAGAGTTAAAATTAGGAGAAACTTGGTAGCATTACTGAACCAATTTGCACAATATGAACTGTGTTTCGGAAATCAATTCCACGTTTTAGAAAATGGAAGGAATATAAAATCTACAGGATTTAAAGTTGCTGGTGATAATGACACTGTATATCTGACAGATATTCCAAATCAAGATAAGAAAACTGGAATTGTTTCAATTGTTAAAAACCTTCCAGATGGATCAATTAGGGTCGTGGCAAAATCTGCGGGAACAGTTGATTATATTCATGGTGAGATTAATTTAGGAACGGTAAATATTACATCTACATCAAAACCAAACAACGTTATAGAGATTCAGGCATTCCCAGAATCAAATGACGTTGTTGGTTTGAGAGATCTTTATCTCAATTTGGATATCTCAAAAACTAAAATAAATATGATTAAGGATGTTATTTCATCAGGTGATGAAATATCTGGAACTGTTTTCAACAGAGATTTCTATACGTCAAGTTATTCCAACGGAAGTTTAATCAGAGAGTAATATGATACAGACTGGAATTGAATCAAGAGTAAAGATTCAGGATATAGTTTCCAATCAATTGCCAGAGTTTGTCTTGGACGAAAGTCCAAAGGCAGTAGATTTTCTTAAGCAATATTATATTTCTCAAGAATATCAAGGTGGTCCTGTTGATATAGTAGAAAATTTAGATCAATACCTTAAGGTAGACAATCTCACTCCGGAAGTAATTGTAGGTTCTACAACATTATCTTCTAATATTAATACTGTTGATACTACTATAACAGTACCAACTACAAAAGGATTTCCAAATCAATATGGATTACTGAAAATTAATGATGAGATTATAACATACACTGGTCTAACAACAAATACTTTTACTGGTTGTGTTCGTGGATTTTCTGGTATTACTAGTTATCGTGAGAATTTGAATGATGAAGAATTGGTATTTTCCACATCAACTACTTCATCTCATAATAGTGGTACGACCATACAAAATCTTAGTTCATTATTTTTAAAGGAATTTTATAATAAAATCAAATCTACATTTACACCTGGATTTGAAAATAGAGAGTTAAGTTCTGAAATAAATGTAGGGAACTTTATAAAAGAAGCAAGGTCTTTTTATGAGTCTAAAGGAACTGATGATTCCTTTAGAATACTCTTTAACGTATTGTATGGAGAAACTCCAAGTATAATCAACTTAGAAGATTATGTAACAAAACCTTCTGATGCGAACTTCATCAGAAGGGAAGTATGTGTTGCTGAAGTTATCTCTGGTGATCCAACAAAACTTGTTGGTCAAACTTTGACAAAAACAACTGATGCTTTTGTAAATGCATCAATATCTGCAGTAGAATCATTTACTAGAAATCAAAAACAGTTCTTCAAAGTTTCTTTGTTTGTAGGATTTGATGAAAACAGTTCCGTACAAGGAAATTTTCAGATTACTCCTTCATCAAAAGTTTTAGAAAAAGTTAGTGTTGGTTCTTCTGTAATATCAGTAGATTCTACAATTGGATTCCCAGAATCTGGAACAATGTATTCTGGTGACAATACAATCACCTATACAAATAAGAGTGTTAATCAGTTCTTAGAATGTTCTGGTGTAACTAGTGATATCAACGCAACTGACAATATTCACTCTGACGATACTTATTTTGCATATGAAGAGGGAGACACAACTAAGAAAGTAGTTCTTAGATTAACTGGAGTCTTGTCCAACTTCGTACAGAAGTCTAAAAATATTTTTGTTGATGAAGGTCAAGAAATAACCGTAAAAAATGTTGGAACATTAATCAAGAACCCAGAACAAAATAAAACATATAAAGAAATTTTTGCAAATTCGTGGATTTATAATACTAGTTCTTCGGCAAAAATTAAAAAAATTGATAGTGCGAACGTTGATTTATTTTCTCAGATTGATAGATCTCAATTGAAAAAGGGTGACCTTGTAGAGTTTATTGATCTCTCAGGAACTATAGTTTATCCAACTGCAACTTCTAGTGAACCATATGTCTCAGCTGAGATTGCTGCAGGATCTAAAACAGTAGAACTTGCAAATTTTGACAACACTGTTTTTGTAAGTTCTCCCGATACCTATTCAATAAGAAGAAAGATTAACAAAGCATCTAGTACTTCTGTTAATTTCAAATATGGAAATGAAAAAATTATATCAGATATACAAAATCTATATGTAGATGGTGATTTTGCTTATGTTGCATCCAATTCATTGCCTTCATCGGGAGTAAGAGGATCTAATCTTATCACTGATTATGCATATCGTATATCCAGACAATTAAATAAAGCATCCATTTCATCCACTTCTGGTAGTCTCCAGGATGTTAATATAGACACAGGATTATATACCTCAATTTTATTTGACACTAATGTTCCATTTGTTAGTGGTGATAGAGTCAAATATACTCCAACTGGACAGAGGTTGAAAGGACTTGTTGATGATTTTTATTTCGTAAAAGTTTCTTCTTCAAATCCAAAGAAAATTAAACTTTTTACTGCTTTATCTTTTCTTACTGGTGATACAAATGCAATTGAATTTGAGTCTGCAACGACTACTTTAGAAACACATACATTTGTTTTATATGAACAAAGATCAGAGACAATAGACCCACAGAAGATATTTAAGAAATTTAATCTCAATCAAAATATTGCAAATGGTACTGGAGAGAAGACAACTCCAGGAACAACCGGAATGTTGATTAATGGTGTTGAAATTTCCAACTATAAAACTTTTGATAAGGTCTATTACGGACCTATTGAAAATGTCGAGGTATTATCTGGTGGATCTAATTTTGATGTAATCAATCCTCCATTTATTGAAGTATCTGCAGGATCTGGAACTACTGCATTAGTTCAACCAGTTGTAAAGGGAGAAATTAAAGAAGTTATTGTAGATAAACAAGATTTTGATATTAATGAAATTCTTTCTATAACTTCTAGTGGTTTAAATGGATCTGGTGGAAGTTTTGATCCAATTACCATTTTAAGAAAGAGAGATATCTTTTTCGATGCAAGAGCAACTACAGATGGTGGTGGAATTAGTACAACTACCTCACAACTGACTTTTATCGAAAATCACAACTTACAAAGTGGTGATGAAGTTGTTTATAAAAACTTAAGTAATGAAAGTGTCAGTATTGGATTAGGTTTATCATCTTTGATTGATAATGCAACATATATTGTAAAGGTAGATAATGACACAACCATAAAATTATTCAATACAATTCAAGACTATACATCAGGAATTAATACAATTTCTTTTGGAACTACTGCTTTAAATGGAACTCAAAAGTTTCAAACTGGAGAGGCAAAGAAAACTTTATCGGAAGTTAGAGTTCTTGATAGTGGATCTTTTACAAATAGAAAACTGTTAGTAAAACCAGCAGGAATTTCTACTTCAGATTTCTCTATTAATTTTACCAACCATGGATTCTCTAATGGTGAAGTTGTAGAATACTCTGCTGTGGTTGGATTAGGAAGCACTCAGCCACAAACAATTTCTGGTCTATCAGAGTCAACTCAATATTTTGTTTTAACCGACTCAACCGATTCATTCAGATTGTGTGATGCCGGTGTTGGTGCAACCATTACAACAAACTTTGATCAAGAAAACTTTATAAAATTCACTTCTACTGGAACTGGTTTCCAACAGTTCAAGTATCCTGATTTACAATTAACCCTAAACTACAATAGTGTAGGACTTGGAACCACAACACAGGTTAATAATATAATTCTAACACCTGTCGTAAAGGGTAGTATTGAAGAGATTTATGTTTATGAAGCAGGAACTAAATATGGTTCTGAAGTTCTAAACTTAGAAAAGAAACCAACACTTACTGTAAAAACTGGTAAAGAAGGACAAGTAAAACCAATTATTAATTCTGGTATCATTAATTCCGTAAATTTACAGTTTGGTGGAAGAGAATATTTTTCAGTTCCAGAGTTAGAGGTATTTGACCCAACAGGAAGTGGGAGTGGTGCAAAACTTAGAGCAGAAATTGGCAATGGAAAAATTACTGCCGTTAATATTGTAAATCCTGGCATTGGATATTCAAATACAACTGTAGTAAACGTAATTCCAAATGGTTCTGGAGAAATTTTTGATACATCTATAAGATCACTTTCAGTCAATTATGTAGATAAACTTTCGTTCGAGCAGCAAACAGAACAATTAAAAGATGTAGATGATAATCTTTCATATTCTGTAAATGGTTATTTTAATATTTTAAGAAACTCATTCAATGATACTTCTAGTAATCTTTCAGGAATTATTGGATGGGCATATGATGGAAACCCAATTTACGGTTCTTATGCACCTTTAGATCCTACAGATATTAACTCTGGGATCAAAACCATGACTTCTGGTTATCTCAAAGATGCATCTAATATTGAAGATAGACCACCACTTTCTTCATTCCCTCTTGGTTTCTTTGTAGAAGACTATAAGTATGATTCTGTTAATGGTGATCTCGATAAGTATAATGGAAGATTTGCAAAAACAGTAGACTTTCCAAATGGAGTTTATGCATATTATGCAACAGTAAATCCAACCACAGGAGATCCGACATTTCCATATTTTATTGGAGATGAATATAGATCAAATACATTAGAAGAGAATAGATCTTTGGATCAAACCTTTGATTTTAATAATTCATCTCTGTCAAGAAATACTTTTGGATATAGAATTGCGGAACCAACTGCAGATAACGATTTTATCATTGAAAGTAATGAAATCAAGAGACAAAAGATTGTTGTCGATTCAATTAGTGAAGGTTCGGTATCTTCAATCAATATCTTAAATTCTGGTGAAGGTTACAAAGTAGGTGAGAAACTAAAGTTTGATAATACGGGAACTAGTGGTGGAGGACTGACTGCTAATATTTCCTCGTTGAAAGGAAAAACAGTTGATAGTGTTGAGACTACACTAGATGCTGCTCCAGTTAAATTTATTTGGAGAAATGATGAAAAAGTTGAACTAGTCGTATCCGGAACTTCTGGTAGTAAATTATCCAATAATGATTATGTCAAGGTAGATTCCATAACAAAACAATATGATAGTACTGATACAAATGATATCAGAAATGTTCCTGACGAATCTTCTAAATTAAATGGATATCATAAAATTGAACTAGTATCAATTCCTAATGTTGGTTTAACTACAGAAATTTCTGTTGGATCGGGAGGCACAGAAATTTATGTAACAAATATACCTTCAGGTGTTATAATCAGTCCTGATGTAAATTCGACTATTGGTATTGGAACAGAAACTTTAGAAATTCTAAATCTATATCCAGATAAAAATGTTATTAGAGTCAAAAGAGGACTTACAGGCACGGCACATACCGTAGGAATGGCAGTAACCTTTAATCAGGTTAAATTTTTAGTTGATAAAAAAGTTGATTTCTTTGAATCAAAGATTTCGGATCGTGTTTATTTCAATCCAATTGAATCGGTTGGTATTGGAATAACTAGTGGAATTGGAATAGAAGTTACATACAGTTTTGGTAATGAGACTATTACCGGATCTGTTCCGACTCAAAGAATATCTTTACCAAATCATCCATTCAAAACTAATCAGAAACTCGAATTTGATAAAGGATCTAATAGTGCAATTTCAATTTCTACCTCTCCAACAGGAACACCTTTCAATTTACCAACCTTTGTATATGCAGTTAACAAGTCTCCAAACACTATTGGTATAAAAACAACTTTAACTGGTGATGAAGTTTACTTTAGAGTGAATGGTGATAATACTGATGACTATTCCTTCTTAAAACGATATGATAACGTTGGTGGTGTGTTTAGAAGAATTAATTCTGTTGTTTCAATTTCTTCGGCACACGGATTGTCTGAGGGTGACCTTGTAACACTCAATGTAAAACCAAATCTCTCTGTAGGTATTGGTACTTCTACTGCTATTAGATTAAATAGAAATTCTAACACTGAAAATATTCAAGTTAATCCCATAGGATTCTCATCCGTATCAGTCAATGCTGATATGTCGACTATTAATTTTCCTTCACATGATTTCCAAACTGGTGATAAGGTATATTATGATGCAGATACAGTAATATCAGGACTTCAAACAGGATCATATTATGTTTATAATTACACAAAAGATAATATTCAATTGTGTGAAACTTTAGTAAATACCAATAGCAATCCTCCAGTAATCGTAAGTTTTGGATCTACTGGTGGTGCATCTCAAACTATTTCTGAAATCAATCCAAGAATTAAATCTATAAAAAATAACAATCTTGTTTTTGACCTTTCTGATTCTTCTTTGACTGGATATGAATTTAAAGTATTCTACGATAGAGAATTTAAGAATGAATTTGTTTCCGTTGGAAATAGTAGCACATTTAATACATCTAGTTCTGGTACAGTTGGATCTGCAAATGCAACCTTCACTCTTTCTCATGGATCCAATTTCCCAGATAGACTTTATTACTCTTTAGAAAAAACTGGTTTCATCAGCACATCAGATAAAGAAGTTAAAAATTATTCTGAAATATTATTTGTAGATAGTGTATACAACAAAGAATATGAAATTTCAGAAGTTGGACTCACAACTTTTAAAATTGCTTTGGAGAACATTCCAGAAAAACTTTCCTACACTTCTTCCGAGTGTGATGCTTTAGAGTACACTACTAAATCAACTTCTGCATCTGGAGCAGTAGATAAAATACACTTAATTTCTTCTGGAGTTGGATATAAGAAACTTCCGATGTTTACTGGTGTTGATAAGTCTAACGGTAAAAATTTATTTGCAACGTTGGAGACTAATACTATTGGCAAAGTAATAGAAACAAAAATCGTAAATGAAGGGTTTGAATATTCCTCCGATAAAACTCTCCAACCAGAAGCTTTCATATCACCAAAAATTACATTAAAAGATACAAACACTGTAGGTATTATCACAGTTACGAATGGTGGAGTTGGATATGTTGGAGAACCAACATTAATAGTCGTAAACAACAATACTAGAACGAAATTGGATAGTGGTTTATTGAGACCAATATTATCTGGTAGTTCAATTAATAAGGTATTGATTGATGTTCCACCAAAAGGAATATCTGATCAATCTGCAGAAATTTTTGCAATTAATAATACTAATGGTGTTAGTGTTAAGCAAGTTTTATCTGATAATACTGGTATATTTACATGTATACTAACGACTCCTTCTGCCGGATTTAGTACAGATGTTTTTGCTGTAAATGATGAGGTATTTGTTGAGGGAATTACGAAGTATAGTTCGAATGGCACTGGATTTAATGCTAGTGATTATGGGTTTAAATTCTTTACAGTATCAAAATATGAAAATAAACTGACACCTGGTCTTAATGATGATCAAGTTACATTTAATCTGGCTGGATTAACAACTCAAACGGGAATAGCACAGACTATTACATCTTCATATGCTACTGTAGTTAATAAAACAAAGTATCCAGCATTCGGTATTGAACTAATAATATCCAATTTTGAAGTTGGTGAAAAACTCTTATCTGACGGTATAGAGAGAGACTTAGAAGTCATTGGATTTGATAATACTGGTTTGATTAAAGTATTTGGTTCATATCAACTTTCTGTTGGTGAAATAATTACAGGAAAAACATCTGGAAACATTGCAACTGTTGAAACTCTCACAAATTATGATGGAATTTATGAAATCAAATTCTCCAACAGAAAAGAAGAGGGTTGGGAGAAACAAACTGGAAAACTGAATGAAGATTATCAAGTTTTACCTGATAATGATTATTATCAAAATCTTTCATATTCTATTAAGAGTAGACAGCAATGGAAAGATATCAGAACACCAGTCAATAGTTTAGTTCATAGCATTGGTATCAAAAACTTTGCAGATACTGAAGTCATATCTGACTCTGATGAAAGAGTTGGAATTACATCAACTGAAGAAATATCAACAATTATTAGAGATTATATTGATGAAAAGAGAGTTGATACTATCAACAACTTTGATTATGCTAAAGATATTGATGTTTTAAGTAATAGATCTAAATTTATAAGATTGAGTCAAAAGAGACTTACAAATTACACTGAAGCCAAGTCAAATAAAGTATTGAGAGTTGATGATATACAAGATCAATTCTCCAGTTCCGATGACGAACCTTTTGAATATAAGGATATTTTACAAGTTGATGATTCTAGTCTCTATAATAATTACATATTTAAAGTAAGTGATATCAGTGGAAAAAATCATATTCAATTGACAAATTTAGTGTTTTTAAATGATTCTGTTAGTAGTAACAAACTTGTTCTGGAAAAACAATCTTTGGTAAATGTAGGTCTCGGATTTACAACCGAAAATGATGAACAATATGGTGATTTTAGTTTAGAAACAGATGAGTTTGGAGTTACTTTCTTAAGATTTACTCCAGAAGATCCATATGATACTGAATATGATATTAAGTTTATTGAGAAGAAATTTAACAATTCTACTATCGGAATTGGAACATCATCTATAGGATTCATAGATTTAACTAGTCGTGCTCAAACAGTTCTTATTAATACTACAGAATCAGTCATCGGTTTTTCAACTGATAAGTTTACTGCACTATATGTAAATGCACTCGTTACTAAAGAAGTGAGTGGTGAAACTAATTTTGTTGAATTATATTTAACACATGATGGAGATGATACTAATCTTGCAGAATATTACTTTGACACTACTGCAATTTCTGGTTCTAGTAACTTTATCGGTTCCTTTGGTGCTACTGTAAATTCTGGAATAGTCAGTCTGACATATCTTAATGATTCTGCTGAGGATGTTGTCCTTAGAACAAGAACTGTTGGATTTGGAACAACTGCAGTTGGTGTAGGAACGTTTAGGTATAGACTGCCAACACAACCAATTGGTGCAGAAAGATCTGCAACATATGAAACTGGATTTACAACCACAACTGCTGGAGTTTCAACAGCATTCCTAACTTTAGACAAGAACATTTTTGATTCATCAAGATCCTTAGTGGAAGTTAGTATTGGAGATACTACCAAGTCAGTTCATCAGTTAATGATGGTTCATGACGGAACCAATGTATTCACTCAACAATCTTCTTTCATCTCAATAGGTAGTACTTTAGGTATTGGAACCTTTGGTGGTGAGTTTAGTGGTGATAATGTTCTGGTCAAATTCTACCCAGATGCAAATCACAATGGAGATACAGAAATAAAGGCATTCAGTGAGTGTTTCTACACCAGTGTCGATTTTATCAATGAACCACCATCTTTAGTATTTGGCAATTCTATCGAAGATTTAAATACTTCACAATATCTCGCAATAAATGGAGATAGAATTAATAGAACTGACTTTGTACTTAGATCAAATACTACTCCAATTTTCGCAAAGACTGTTGATCCTGAAGATTCTACAACTCTCAATCAATCTACCGGAGTATTCACTATCAAAGATCACTTCTTCAGTAATACTGAAGAGTTGATATACACTCCAGGGTCAACTTTTGTTGGTGTTGGATCAACTCCTATGATGTACAAACAAGGATCTATTGAAGCACAACTTCCAACACAAGTATTTGCGATTGTTGTAACTGAGGACACTTTCCAAATTGCAACTACAAAAGCACATGCAACTGCTGGAACTGCGGTTACTTTCACTTCTTCTGGTGAAGGTAATGCACATGAATTTGCAATGTCGAAGAGAAATGAAAAGGCAATTATCACATTGGATAATATTGCACAGTATCCTTTATTGTTCACAAATGTTGCTAAAAGTTTAAATGGCAATATTTCAACTACAGCAACAACATTCCCCCTCAATGATATTAGTTCGGTCAATCCACTAGAGTTATTGGAAGTTGATGACGAATATATGAAGATTATCAATGTTGGTCTTGGTACTTTATCTACAGGTCCTATAACCAATACAGGCACAATTCCTCTTGTTAATGTTGAGAGAGGTTCTGTTGGGTCTGCGGCAACAAATCATGCTAGTGCAACAGCTGCTAGGGTATATAAAGGATCGTATAACATTGTTGGTGACAGTATTCACTTCATTACACCACCTAGAGGAAACTCTAACATTACCAGAACAGAAAGAAACTTGAAATTTGAAACTTCTGATTTTACTGGTAGAGTTTTCCTCAGAAGTGATTATTCTTCAAACCAAGTTTATGATGATGTATCCTCTTCATTTGATGGAAAGGAGAGAACTCATACTCTTACAGTTAGTGGGGTGAATACCTCTGGTATCGGAACAACTGGTGGAAATGGTGTTGTATTCATTAATGGAATATTCCAAACACCAACAACAGAGAACAATCCATCAAATAACTTCAGCATTATCGAAACACTTTCTCCTTCTCCAGGAGTAAGTAGTATTAGATTCTCCGGAATAAGAACAGATGGTAGCAGTAATGTTATTATTTCTGAGTCTGATGTTAATCAGAATGACATTCCAAGAGGAGGTGTAATTGTTTCTCTCGGATTTACTGGAGGACTTGGATATGCACCTCTGGCCGGTGCTGCTGTCACTGCCACTATTAATGGTAGTGGAACTATAACAGGTCTTACTACGGGAATAACAGGTGGAACTTTTGGATCTGGTTATAATCACTTGACTCCTATAAATGTAACCATATCAGACCCTAATGGTTCCAATGCAGCAATCACAGGAACTGCAGGTATAGGTGGTACAGTAATATTCAATATTACTAATGGTGGAACTGGATATACAAATCCACAGATACTTGTATCGGAACCATCTTATGCTGGACTTGGAATAACTGGTATTTCTAGACTTGGTGTTGGAGCAACTGTAGATACTGGGGATGGATTATTGCTGGACATTATTGTTGGTGCCAGTAATACTGTTGGAGTAGGATCAACTTACTTCAATGTAAATTCTTTCAATATTGCAAGAAATGGATATGCATTCAGAAAGGGTGATAAATTCTCACCAGTAGGACTTGTAACTGACATTAATGTTTCCAGTCCAGTATCAGAGTTGCAGTTTGAAGTGTTGCAAGTATTCAATGATAATTTTGGATCATGGCAATTCGGAGAACTTGACTTTATTGACTCGATCAAAAACTATCAGGATGGAGTTAGAGTTAGATTCCCACTCTTCTACAATGGATCTTTGTTGAGTTTTGAAAAACCAGAAAACTCCAGAATAGAACTCCAAAATGCACTTCTTGTCATTATAAACGGTGTTATTCAAGAACCAGGAGATGCCTATACATTTGATGGTGGAACCTCATTTGCGTTCTCTGTTGCTCCCAAATCAACTGACGTTATTGATATATTCTTCTATAGAGGAACAAGGGGATTGGATGATGTATTTGTAGATAACATTATTCCTACAATTGAAGAAGGAGATACTGTCCAGTTATTCAGAGATGATCTTATTAGTACAACAAAAACTCAAAATCCAAGAATAGTCTTTGATGTTACATCATCAGATAAATTCGAAACTAACCTCTACTTGGGTGATGGAATTGATGAAGTTAACGACAAACCACTTTATTGGACAAAACAAAAACGTGATCAAGAAATTAACGGTAGAATTGTTCCTAAAACAAGAAAATCAACAATTGCTCAGGTATACCCAACAGCAAAAGTTATTTTTGATATTGATTCCTCAGATAATAGAATCTTCGTAGATGATGTAAGTAACTTCACTTACAATATGGGAACTCCACCTCCAAATTATAATGCACTTACAGCATTACTTGTTGATCAAGCAACAGAACCATCACCTGCAAATATAACTGCAACTATTGATGGTAATGGATCTGTCAATGCACTTACAATTGCAAATGGAGGAAGTGGATATACTGGATCTACAGTAAACATTAAGTTCCAGAACCCATTTAGAGTTGGTGTTGGTATTGGTACAACTGCTACTGCAACAGCAACGGTAGGAGCTGGTGGAGTGCTTACCGGAACAACAATAACAAATCCTGGACTTGGTTACAGTTCTGCTCCAAATACTATTGTTCCTTTACCAGACCCAACTACAGAATCTCTTGGAGTTATTGCAGATGTCAAAGGATTCTCTGGAATCATAACTGGTATTGAAGCAGTTAGTGGATGGGGTGGACATCCATCCGCACTCAAGTTCTTCCTCGATAGGGGAGCAACTTTTGGAGGTGACCTTCAGGTTGGATATCCAATAATGATCAGAAATACTCACATTGGTACTGGAGTTACATCTATCATTGAATCTAATTCTGCTGTTGTTGGTATTGGAACAACATTCTTGGATAATGTTTATTATATTGGTGAGATAAGTGTTAGTGGTAATGTTGGTATTGTAACTTGTAATGTTGATTCAAGCACGAATCTGTCAGGTATTTCTTCAACGGGAGATTTTGTTGGTGAGTTCTCTTGGGGATTATTTACTAGTATAACTAGATCAAATAATCCAATTTCTATTGGAATTACTGGAAAAACTGTTGATGTTGGTTTATCAACCTTCCCAACAATCCAAAGAAGGGGTGAAGGACTTAGAAAAACTGGAGCACTTCCAGAAACAGTTAACTAAACAATATAAATATCTAAAAACTGTGTAATATGGCTGCTATAGTAACAGACCAATTTAGAATTGCGAATGCTAATAATTTTGTAGATTCTGTATTGGACGCAAATAACTCATATTATGTTTTTCTTGGTCTTTCTAATCCAGGAGAGACTGGAAGTCCTGTTGGATTTGGACGAACCACGACTTGGGGGGACACTCCGTCAACGCCTCCAAGTCCGGTCGATAATCAACAGTATTTGAGTCATTATAGAAATACTGCATTATTTGGAAAAAAATTAAACAGTTCCAATGTAAGAAGAGTCGTAAGAAAAGTTACTTGGACAGTGAATACTCGATACGATATGTATCGACATGATTATAGTGGATCAAATAAGTCACCAAATGCACAGTCTGCAAGGCTTTATGATAGTAATTATTTTGTTGTGAATAAAGATTTTAGAGTTTATATTTGTCTTCAAAACGGTTCTCATGGTCCTATTGAAAGTTTAGGATCAAATCTCACTGGAAATAATTCTCAGGATGAACCAACTTTTACTGATTTGGAACCTTCAGCTGCTGGAGTAAGCAATGATGGGTATATTTGGAAATACTTGTTTACTATCTCACCAAGTGATATTATTAAATTTGATTCTACCGAATATATCGTTCTTCCAAATGATTGGGCAACTTCAACAGACTTTCAAATACAAAGTATAAGAGACGCTGGAGATTCTACTGTAAATAACAATCAAATTAAAACTGTCTATATTGCTGATGGTGGAAAGGGTGTTTATACTACAGGAACTTATGATATTAAGGGTGATGGAACCGGAGCAAAAGTAAATATTGAAGTTGATACAAGTGGATCTATTACAAAAGCAACTGTTGTTGCTGGTGGATCTGGATATACATTTGGAATCGTAGATTTCCAACATGCTTCCAATACTACAATTCCTGCAGGAGATCAAGCAAAACTCATTCCAATCATTCCTCCATCTAGAGGACATGGATATGATGTGTATACCGAACTGGGTTCTGATAGAGTTCTTGTATATTCAAGATTTGATGATTCGACAAAAGATTTTCCAACTGACACAAAATTTGCTCAAATTGGAATTGTAAAAAATCCAGAAAAGTATAATTCAAAAACAATTTATACTGCTAATGAATATTCTTCTTTAGGTGCAATTAAGTTAGTTCAATCCTATACAGGAACACCAGTTGTAGGAGCAGCAATATCTCAAACTACCGCAAATGGTGAAGCAAGAGGATATATTGCATCATATGATACTGAAACAAAAGTTTTAAAGTATTATCAGGATAGATCAAGAGCATTTGCAAATACTACGGATCAAACTGATTCTGTAAATACAAGTTCAACTGCAAATATTGTTAGTTTTGCTTCAACAACTGCAAATATTGAGGGCAATATCTCTGCTGGAGTTGATATAGCATTTAGTGGAATTACAACAACAATTGGAGACAAACAGGTTAGTTTGGGAGTTACTTTTTCTGGAGGTGTTTCTGATCCAGAGATAAATAAAAACACGGGAGATGTTATTTACATCGATAATCGTTCTCTTGTCACAAGAGACTCTAGACAAAAAGAAGACGTTAAAATTATTCTGGAATTCTAAAGAAAAATGTCGCAAAAAACAAATTTAAACATCAGCCCATATTATGATGATTTTGATTCATCAAAAAACTTTTTAAAAGTTTTATTTAAACCAGGATATCCCGTTCAGTCTAGGGAATTAACTACTTTGCAATCGATTCTTCAGAATCAAGTGCAAGAGTTTGGAACACATATGTTCAAAGAGGGATCTGTAGTAATCCCAGGAAACATCGTATTTGATGGACAATTTTACGCAGTAAAATTAAATGAGGTTCAATCTGGTGTTGATGTTTCTTTGTATGTTGACAAGTTAGTTGGAAAAACTATAACAGGAGATATTTCTGGAATTACAGCAAAAGTACAGAAAGTTGTTCTTCCAACCGAAAGTGACGATGTAGAATATATCACATTATATGTTAAGTATTTGGGATCAGATGAAAATTTTGAGTTTACACAATTTGCAGACGGAGAAACACTTTCAAGCACAGAAAATATAGTATATGGTAATACTACTATAGTTGCAGGTTCTCCTTTTGCATCTTCAATTTCTTCAGAATCAACTGCTATAGGTTCTGCAGCTTCTGTTGGAGAGGGAGTTTATTTTATTAGAGGTTACTTTGTAAAAGTTGCTCAAGAAACAATTCTTTTAGATTATTACACTAACACTCCATCGTATAGAATTGGTCTTCAGATTTCAGAAACTATTGTTAATGCAAAAGAAGACGAGTCATTGTATGACAATGCAAAGGGATTCTCTAACTTTGCATCTCCTGGAGCAGATAGATTAAGAATAACTTTATCTTTGTCGAAAAGAAGTTTAGATGATACAAATGATACTAATTTTGTAGAATTATTGAGAGTTAGAGAGGGTAAACTAAAGAAAGTTACAACCAAGACAAGTTATAACTTAATTCGTGATTATTTTGCAGAGAGAACTTTTGATGAGTCTGGTAACTATACAGTAAGACCATTTGACATTAATGTAGAAGATTCTTTAAACGATAGATTAGGTAATAACGGAAATTTTCTTGATACTGAAAAAACTGATGAGGGAAATGTACCATCAGATGATTTGGCATCCATAAAAATATCTGAGGGTAAAGCATACGTTAGTGGTTATGATATTGCAAAGGGTGTAGGAAGCACTCTTGATGTAGAAAAACCCAGAGACACTGATACTATAAAGAACGTATCGGTTCCTTTCAATATGGGGAATCTTCTGAGAGTTAATACAGTAACTAATGTTCCTGCATTCAGAAAAACTATTGATTTATATGGACAACTCAATCAAGGTGGAGTTGTAATTGGACAAGCAAGAGTATATTCCTTCAATCTTACTGATGCTGCATATACAGACGATGCAACCAGTTTTGATTTAAGACTTTTTGACATTCAAACATATACTGACATTGTTGTAAATAATGAACTTACAGTTACAGAATCAGATCGTGTATACGGTAGAAGCAGTGGTGCAACTGGATTTGTAACTGGAAATAATGTTGGTTCACGTTTCTTTGTCAGACAAACTTCTGGCAATTTTGCAAAAGGTGAAGAATTGGTTATCAATGGGAAAAATTCTCGTAGAACTGTTGTATCCACATTAGCATATAATACACAAAATATTAAATCAGTAAAACAAACCAACCCACACTCAACCGGAACAGATTTTACTGCCAACTCAATTTTAGAATCATTCAATATTCCTGTTAGCAACAGAAATGTAAAGATTCAAGTTGCTTCTGCAGGTGTTTCTACGATGACAATGGGACCTATCCCATTTACAGGTATTTCTACTAGTACTATTGTTAGATATCAGAAAGAAGGTCAATTAGTAGAAACTTTCAATAAAGTTAAAGTAGTTGGAGCAGGTGGAACTTCGTTGGAATTGGAGGCAATTGCTTCTGTTGCTGGTGTTTTTGATGGTACTCTTGTGTCTGGTTCCAATCTTGTAACCAGAGCAAGATTGGGTGCACCTATCATTAGAGGAAATGGTGCATTGTTTGCTGAACTACCAGAAGATAATACATCTGCATTAGACTTATCATCTTCACAGTTGTATTTTATCGATCAAATAACAGGAAAGTCTATATCAGGCAATACCCTTACAGTAAATACTTCCGACCTTACTGGAACACCAACTAATTCATCTTGGGTCAATTTCGATCAAGAGAGATTTGCCTTGACTAACAGTAGTGGTGTAATCGCACCTCTATCATCAGATGCTTTTAGTCAGACTTCAAGTGTAGTAACTATAAAGGGATTGACAAACTCATCTAATAATGTTGTTAATGTAACTGCTCTTAAGACTGGAATTCAGAGTAAAACTAAAACTTATGATAGAAGTAGAATTATTTTGGTAAGTGGTTCTAAATTAACAGAATCTGGATCGGGTATAGCAACTACAAAAAATGATGGACTGTCCTATGTCAAATATTTTGGATTGAGAGTTCAAGATAACACTATATCTTTGAATTATCCGGATGTTGCTAAAGTAATTGCAATTTATGAATCTTTAGATACAGGAAATCCTACTCTTGATGTCTTCACATTCCCGGTCGTAGCAAATGTTGGAACAAATGCAGTAATTGGTGAAAATATTATTGGATCTACCAGTGGTGCCGTAGCAAGAGTTGTTGCTAATAATACTACTATACCTGCCGATGCAGCTACTAGTAGTGGAAATGATTTGGGAGTTGTTTATTTAAACAATAAGACTTTTACTATAGGAGAAACAATAAAATTCGAAGAATCTAATATCACAACCACATTAGATTCAATCACTCCTGGAAATTATTCAGATATAACAACTTCATATAAACTTCGTAGAGGACAAAAAAGTGAATATTATGATTATTCCAGAATTAGGAGAAATAAAGGTGTAAAAGCACCATCAAGACGTTTGATGATTGTTTTTGATCATTATACCGTTCCATCAAATGATGATGGAGACGTATTTACTGTTGATAGTTATGATAAGGAAAGATTTACAAGTGATATTCCTAATATTAGAAGACGAAGAAGAGGGGCAATAAGGGCATCTGATACTCTTGATTTTAGACCTAGAGTAGCAGTTTTTAATCCAACAGGTGCAACTGCATCTCCATTTGATTTTGTTACTAGATCTAATACATTCAATAGTCTTAGTTTTAGACTCTTAGCACCTGATGAGCAATCTGTTGTTGATCAAACATTCTATTTACCAAGGATTGACAAAGTTTTCTTAGACAAGAATGGTAAATTTATTGTCAAAAAAGGAGAATCTGCCAAAAATCCAAAACCACCACAAGATTTGGGTAATAACTTCTTGGAACTGGGAGTTATTGAATATCCAGCATATCTTTATAATCCATTAGATGCTGAGATTACTTTAACTGATAGCAGAAGATATACGATGAGAGATATTGGAGATCTTGAAAATCGTATTGATAATCTTGAGAGAGTTACTACACTCTCTTTACTTGAGGTAAATGCTCAAACCTTGCAAATTAGAGATGCTGACGGAAACGATAGATTTAAGAGTGGATTCTTTGTAGATGATTTTGCAGATGCATCAGATGCCGGTGATTTATTCTCAACTACTTTAATAGATGAGCAAACTAGAACATTGAATCCAAATATTGCATCTAACTCTTCAGATTCTTTATTAGGAACAAAAGACAATGTATCTATGTTTGACATAGATTTAGAGGGGGATAAATTCTCTTCTACTCCTCTTGAATTAATTGATGACAATATACAAAAAACAGGTGAAGCATTAACTCTTAATTATGATGAGATTGATTGGTTAGAGCAGGCATTTGCTACCAAGGTTGAAAATGTTAACCCATTCCAAATTGTAGTATATGATGGTGTAGTTGACATATTCCCAGAAGTTGATTCGTGGTCTAGAACAGTTCAACTTCCAGATAATAACGTCAATCTTGGAGTAGTTAGAACAAATAATGTAAATCTAGTCAATAATCTTAATCAAAATTT